TTTTGTACAATGTTTCGTCATACAATTCGATCAGCGGCACGGTCATGATTTCTATCAATGTCATGATGTCTGAATCTTTTAGCGCAGTAATGGCCAACAGCCGAGGCAATTCTTTAAAATCAATTGTTTGCCAAATCATCCTTAAAATAGTTTATGGTTAGATTTTCCGGCTCAATTGTAAAATATCCGGATTCCGGTATTTTCCAATTTTCAAAAGGTGCAAATTCAAAGTCAGCAAATTTCCATTGTATATCTGCAATTAACGGATTGATTACGCCCGGTGCGTTTTCAAGTTCAGATTGAAATTTAGTCTTAACAAATGCTCCATTGAATCGCAGATTTGCCAAATAAATATCAATGTGATTTTTGACAGGATAAACCTCTTCAATTGTGTTTAACAAGCGCCCCGTGTCCAAATCAATTATCGAAACATCGCAGTAAACATTAAGCACAATTTTTAGCGAATCAGCTGGAAGGTTTACAATTCTGATGTGTGTCCCCGCATCTTTTATTAAATTGATGTATTCGGTAAATCTTGCCAATTGTCCCGGCGACAACATTCCGGCGCTTGTCGCAACTTTTATTACTACCTCGCCTGTAATTGTTGGTAGAACTGCAACTCGGGTTATAATCTTCCTTTCCGCTGCGTCAGGCACGTTTGTAAGATCATAGTCAAACGATCCATTAATATTTACCAGTTGCAGCCCATCATGAAAATTGTACGCTTTTTCAATATACCAGGCGACATTATGGGAGCGAGAATTTTCAGCATTTCTTTCGACCAGCTTTTCATGTTCCTCCATTGCGGCCGACCAATTGTCAAACAAAATATTTTCGACAGAAACAAGCGAAAATTCCTGCTCAAAAGTTTGGCCGGGCGTAAGGTCATATTTTTCGATAATAATAGCATTGGACATAAAAGCGTCCGTCATTTCTTTTTTTATGTCTACTCTCGATCTGGCCATATTAAAAACTATAAGGGAATTGTCCCGGTAATGAATAATCGTCTAATGTGATGACTGGAACAACTTTCTTTGTGACCGTTGCAATTTTAATTTCATGACTCTTGAAATATGTGGCGACCGCGCGATCAAACACCATTTCAGGAACCAACAAAACTTGACCGGGAAACGGCAGGGTTGTCACTGCCATATTGTTTAACACCGCAATGTGAAATGCCGCCGAGATTGAGCCAAATTCCTGATTAGCTATATCGTAAAGGCTTTGATTTGCAATAGCGATAACCGTTTTCATGGATGTTCCTTTTTGTATTTCTCAAAATCACGCTTCAGATCGTAATATTTTTTTTTCCAATCTTCAACATTTGATTTTAAAAGTTCAACGTCAGAAAGGACGTTTTGCAGCTTGTTATCGTAAGTTTCTTTCATGTCGGCATACTTTTCCGCGTACCGATTTTTTAAGTCAGTTAATGAATCCTGATACAAATCCACGATGCCTTTTTCTAAATTGACCTTACTGATTTTTCGTTGAAAAAACCAAGTACCGAAGCCTCCCACGATGACTGAAAAACCGTTACTTAAATAAGGCTCGATGATTGTGTATAATTCCATTAGAATGATGTCGTTAACTTATTTTTAATACTTTGATAATCTTTGCCGTCCTTTGCCAAATGCACCCGAACGCGTTGTTCGATGTCAAATCGGCTTTTAGGTGTTCTTTTGAGCTGTATAAGATTCGGCCCGAGAATCGGCACAAACTTTTGATCTCCCTGATTTAATCCAATAATAATAGCTACTTCCTGCATTTCACTGTTACCTACAACTACACTTTTATTTTTAACTATCAGGTTATAGTTTTCGTCTAGTAAGATTCCTTTGTTAGCCATCGCCGTCGCCGTGTTTAATTGTGTCGTTTTTAATATTTGAAAGGTCTGCGCGTTCCAGATTGACAAACAATCCAGCTTGTCCTTTTAAAGCCGCGCCGCCGTCTTGTGCAACTGGTGTCCAGTTTTGGAACGCTTGCTGGATGCGCTCCAATATCTTTGTGTTTTTGTCAACCTGCGCTTTAAGCTCATCCGCTTTGACAATGCCTCCTAAATTTTCACCGTTTAATGTCAGTCCGGATGCATTTAAACAGACTTTAAACCCTGTTTTTTCAACGATTAAATACTCTTCAACTTCGTCGGCATCTATAAGGAAAACAATCGCGCCATTGTTTTCTGTAATTCCGAGTAGGCAAATGGTATCGACAACAGGCTTTCGAAAAATAGATCCATTGCCTAAAGAAACCTCTTCATATTCTAAATCATCAGTTTGGCCGATGGCAGTCATTGTTTTGTTTTCCCAGTCAACGGATTTACATACAACCCAAAACGTTTGCACCGGGATCATCTCTTTTATGCGCTGGCCTAATAGCCTATTGAATTCTGATATTTTCGTCATACTGTTGTAACTCTATCGCCTAATGTGATTTCCTGCCTGATACCTTCCGGACTAAATTTTTTGGCAACTTTTTCTATGTAATAAAATCCGGCGCGCTCATCATACAATGTACTTCTGAGCTCGACTTTCATTCCGTGGCGCACGCTCGGAATTCCAAAAGCGGTAAATGATCCGTCAAAGCGATCCTGTTTGTATTTTTCATACTCAAGCCTTCCGAGCTTTTCAAGCTCTGCTTTTACGGTAATATTGTAAAAGGTAAGTTGGCGCTCATTTCCGTCAGCGTCGCCTATATTCTCGACTTTGATTTTCTTACCATTGCGAAGCGTGGAAACACACGTTATTTTTAAACTGACATCTTCCTTTTTCTGATAATTTAAAGAGGTCGAAACGCAATTTCTCTCGAGGTGGAAAACGACTGCTGGCAAATTACTTTCGTCATCGTAATACTTTCCGCAAACAACTGTTTTGCCGCGCATGTAAGTATATAAGCCCCAATCGCTCTGCAATTTTTCGAGAACCGGGCCGACTTTGGTCTTTGCCAATTTCACTGCGCCTAATTGAACTTTTTCCAGCACGTCCAAAGCATATCCCGGTATCGTTTTTTGAAGCAGTTCCTTTAAACTTATATTCTTAGAAATGAAGTTTACCGGAATTTTACGAACATTAAACATTTCATCTTCGAACTTAATAACGATCGGAATGTCTGCCGATACTTCGGAAATGTAACCCTCAAATTCTTTAATCAAATAGCCGTCGTAGCCAAAATAAATTGTAACTGAATCGCCTCTTCTGAAAACTTCACGAACCCTGTTTTTGTCAAAGAATCTTACATTTCGCGGTAGCGTTATCGTGCCTGCCGATGTCAATTCTTTCCAAGAGCTTTCAAATTCAGTTTCGGTGACTCGATTTAAAACGATATCATTACGCCTGTCGTTTTTATGAAAAATGATCCGGCAGCACATTGTCAATGTCATAGTGTCAAAATAATATCGTCATCGCTCCACATTTGAAAAGAAAAAGAAATGACACCCGAAGCTCCCAACTGCAAATTATCGCTCCAATCAGAAATTGCGATCGCCGATATTTCGCGCTGTTCGTATAACTCACCACTTACCGAAATGCTATCAGCAAGTTTTTCCCATTGCAACAATTCTTTTAATTGATCATGCGCTGATCGGCTCGGCTCATCGAGACACAGCCCTTTAACATCGATAACCCAGTCATCAAAACCGTAAATTTCTTTAACCGTTCCATTCGCTCCGAGTAATTCGGTGCGCGTAATATTATGCGCACGCCTGAAGCTAAACATCGTCGCAGGCGGCAACATCAGATCAGCCATACGAACGCGCTCGATCTCGCCATTTGGCTTGTACCGTTTATAGCTGCCTCCGCAAAATTTTGCAGGAAACATAATCGGCGTTCCCATCCAACTTGATTCACTCGATGAATAATAATCAGGCAAAATTTCGAGGCCGTCGTAATTGATCTGTTCGATAGGCTTTTCCTTAAAAGCCTGAGTCAAATAAACCGTCGAAGCGATACCGAAAGCGGTATGAAATAAATCCTGAATGTTATATTTGAATTGCGACATTAGCCTCCTAAATTTATAACCGCATCGCGCATTTTATCGTTGACGTGGCCGACAATTTCGTCAGCCAAATTCCGCGTATTTGTGCCTTTTGCGACTGTGAAATAATTTTTGATATCCAAGTTCATCACAATGGATTTTATGCCGTTTGAACCGCTACCAACGTTCAGTCCGTCACCGTCTTTTTTGCCTTTTTTCTTTTTACCCGGCGCTGGCATTCCCAAAACATCTTTATCGCCCTTCATATAATCAGCAACTTTTGGCGTGGCGTTTTCGGCATCTTTATCGGCTTTGCGCTCAGCCTCATTTTGATTGTGAGCTTCAAGTCCATCGGCCATAGCCCCCGACCAACCGTCTTTAAATTTTTTAGCGGCATTTACTCCAGCATCAACGCCGATAATGTCAGATGCTGCCTGTTTTCCGGTTTCCCATGCTGCCTTCCAATCACCTGTAAAAAACTGGTAAAGTGCCTTTCCGATGCCAGTGATACCGGAAAGCATACCTTTCAGCCGATCAATGACAAAATCCTTTATGACCGTTCCGAAAAGCTTGAGCGCTTCCCAACCCTGAAAAACGATTTTACGAAAGCCTTCAAAGTGTTCCCAACAAAGCGCTATAATTCCGATCAGCGCACCAATGGCTAAAACAATCCATCCAATCGGCGATGCGACAAATAGCGCATTTAAAATTTGTTGAGAAAACGCTAACGCTTTGGTGGCAATGTTTTGAAGCCATGTTACTTTACTTAGCATTTCCCAAACGGGAATTGCACTTGAAACGAACCCGACTAACGGCGACAGCTGATCAATCCAAATGCCGACTGATCCGAATGCCTGACCTCCCCATGTAGTAATATCAGCAAACCAACCTTTAATCCCTGCTCCAGCTTGCTCAACGCTCGGTAATTTTGTAAGGTCTAAATCGAGATTTCCCAATTCTGAAGCCCATTGCATCCCAGCATCTTCACCCGCTCCTTTAAAAATGTCTGCAAGTATCAGCTGACGAGCTTGTGACGTTGCGCCTTTCATTTTTTGCGATATCAATTGTACCGCGTCGAACGTTGTTTTACCAACAAGATCAGCTGGCTTTAGACCGATCCCTGCCAAAGCGTCAACTTGCGCCTGTCCCATTTCACGAAGAGATAAATCAGCTTCCTTAATCGAATCGATCGCCTTGTCGGAAAACACACCTTCCTTACCGGATTTAGCGATTAACGCAATAGCTTGCGATTGATCCAATCCAAGTTGTTTTATAAACGGCTGGTATTCTTTGAGCTGATCGATAAAATCGCCGTTTGCATTTGCGCCTTTTTTATAGCCGTCTTCAATCAGTTTTAAATTGTCCTCAAACGTTCCGCCATTTTGTTTTGTCATTGCGTTAGCGGCGCGGGCAATCTCTTGAGCATCTTCATCATAAACCGCTGCGATATTTCGCGAACGTTTCACAAAATCGTCGAGCGCATCGCCTGTCAAATCCGTCATTCTCTGAACTTCGGTAGTCAGGTTTGCAACATCAACCGTAAAATCAAGGCTATCAGTTGCTTTTTGAATTAACTCAAGTCCCTGATTTATGCCTGTGGCCACATCAGTCCATTTGGATGAATTCTGTTGAAACTTGTCAAGCTGTTCGGTTAAATCCTTCATATCAGCTTCTGCTCCCTGAAGTGCTTTGCGATATTTTTCCAGCTTTGCAGTTGCCTGTTCGTAAGCAACTTTAGCTTTCATTTGTTCATTCCAATTTCCGGATTTCTTAGCCTTTTCCAGCTCCCTGATTTCCTTCTCGACATCTTTAATTGATCGTTCGACGTCTTTGTAATGTTTTTTGGTATTGTTGAGCGCTATTTTTGTGTCCTTTTCGGAAAGCTTAACGGCATCGGTCAAATCGTGTATATCTTCCGTCATACTACCGACCGACTTCATAATGCCTTTTACAGGCTTCGTGATGTGATCAACTAATTCGAGAATCCAAGATGTTACTGTATCTGCCATTTTTATTTGCCACCTGGCTTCTTTTTGTTAAGAGCTTCGAAAACCATATTTACAACTTCAACCAACGATTTTTTAAATGTTCGTTCAAGCATAGCCTCCTGAGCTTTTCGCTGAATAGCGTTAACGTAAACCCACTCCTGAAAACGTTTTGTCCACTGCTCATCTGAAAGCTCTTCGGGATCAACGTTAAAAGCAACGCGGATAATGGCATCAATTTTTTGCATCCATTTATCCGCGTCTTCATCGTCATCCTCCGGATTTAGCCAAAACCCGTCTAATTCTTTTTTAAGGCAACTTTCGCAGTTTTAACGAGGTTGCCAATTCCTTTGATTAACTCGACGTAAATCGCACCATCATTTTCGTAAGCATCTGCATCGCCTTCGAGAACACAACCCAGCATCATTTTTTGGAGCGCCGTAACGTCGGATTTCTCCTTTTTGTTTTCCTCGACCGCGATGGCCTGCATCAAATTTTTAGACGGCCTTTTAACGAGGTAAACGAATTGATAACCGTCATCGGTCGTAATGGGGATTTCCTGAACGTTTCTACGGCCACCAATTTTTGCCGCATGCTCTTCAATTTGAGCTTCCGTGAACGGCCTAACTACAATTAGATCGACGGCTTTTTCTGTTTTTTCGGTTTCGTTTGATTCCATTAGCTTGCGATATTCCATTCAATGTGTGAAACAATAAGTTTGTACTCTGTGGCGATCGTGCCGTCGCCTTGTTTTACAGCAACGCCAACGTTGGTAAATTCGCAGTTCCTGATCCTGTCGATTTGCACGACGAAGTCTTGGTTGATGTAAACGACGTTGATGTCGAACGGCGAAATATCTTGAAGCCTTTTGCCTTTTGGAAGCGAGCGCATGAGCGCGTCGACCTCTTCTTTCATCAATGTGATTGATGCGTTGGCTTCATAACCAGTCACCGCGCGGCCGATCGGCATCATCCCAGCGCCTTTTACGTTTTCTTTGGTCACTTCGTCATCGTACGATATCTCAGTAATACCTTCCGCGTCGCGGCCTAAAAAGTTTGCGGTTACGGAGTTCCAACCCTGCATTGTACCGAACTTATTTATAATTCTTGTCCCTTCCATTTCTTAGATATTATTGGTTAAACCTACCGCTACATCAAACTCGTGGACGATACCGTCAGCGACAATCGTAACTTTTACCTTCACCGGATTTGTTCCGTTTACAAGCTGTTTTTGCTCGATGTAAGCCTCAAAACCGCTGATCTCATCGTCGATGATCATTGGCTCTAAAGCTTTATTCAAAAGCCCTGACCAGCGTGAAACGGTCGTTGGTGCGATGTATCCTGTAGCGGGATCTTTTTTTACCACGCCTTTGACTTCCGGCAAAAGTGTTACCCTTACAATTCGCGCCGCTTTATTCCAAGTCCTGTTATTTTCAACAAAACCAAAGTCGTTATCCCGGGCAATGCACGTATAGGAGTTTTCAAGGAAAAATCCGGCGTATCCTTCGTAAGCCGCTGCAACAATGTAACCTTTGGAAATGATGTCCAGCAAAACGCTTTTATCAATCGATTCAACTGCACGGCCGTCAGGCAAATAAGCGTTTAGCCATTTTTCGAGCGTTGCGTCAGTAAGTGGATAATCAGCGCCGCCACGTTTTGCAAGCGGTTTGTTGATGATATTTACCGATCCTAAGTTTTCGTTCACTTTGCGGATCGCCTGCATTCCTAAAGCCGATCCGATTTGCACGACTTTCGAAGCGTCAGAACACGCTGCGATAATCGACACGTTTGGATTGGTCAGCGTGAAAAGATCGAGCGTAAAAACTGACAGTTCGTTAAACCCGATGAAGCAAAAATCGATTAAGCGATTTTCGGCTGCAAATTCGTTGATGATCGTTTGCTGTGCGTTTGCTGTGCTGGCAATATTCGGCACGGCGACGTTGTAAGCGGTCGTAAAACCGTAACCTTTGATTTCCTTGTTTTGGTTGATGAAAGCTTTTAAATCTG